GACGAAGCCCGAGGCGCGCAGGTTCCCCGTATCGACCGGGGTATACCGCTTCGCCTGCGTCATCGTGTTCTCGGCTTCCTCGTACAGTGCGACCCCCAGCGCCGGGATCGCCGCGTCGCCCCACTTCGCGAGGCCCGTGATGACATCCTGGAGGTTCTTGATCGTGAACGTCTTGCTGAGCGGCGTGGCGGCCATCTCACTGCCACCCCCCCGCGATGTGGCGGTAGAGGAGGTGCCCCACGATCAGGAGCCCAGCGCCGACGATGGCCCCGATGACCAGCAGCGCCGCCGCCACCATCTGACGCGGATCACTGCGCTTGCGCATCGGACTCACCCCCAGAAGGTCAGCGCCCAGAACACCTTGCCGCCCCAGTAGAGCAGCCACAGGATGATCGCCAGCAGCGTGCTGACCAGCCACCAGGCCACCTTCTCACGCGCGGACGGCATCAGCAGTACACCGTCGTGTAGCGCGCCCCCGTGGCATCAGGCGCGCGGCGCACCGCCAGAATCGGCGGCTGGCGCGGCGTGTAGGGCTCGGGCAGGGTGATCCGGTCGCGCGTATCCACGCTCACATCATCCACCAGGTAGACCTGGGTCTGCGAGGCGATGACGGCCCCCGAGGACAGCACGACCTGGCGGGATCGCTGGCTCACCCGCGCGCGGAGACTCACGGGCGCATCGTAGGCGCGCGCCCCATAGGCGCTCTGTGAGGTGAAGGCTTCGAGCGTCACCTGCTCGCGGCACAGGGCGGCGATGGCGTCGCGCAGCATCAGGCCAGCCTCGTCCAGGGCGAGAGAAGCGCCCGCGCGGTGAAGGGGATCGCCTGCGGCCCCTCGCTGGTCTCGCCCCCCTCATAGCCGACCGCGAGGTCGCCCACGCTCACCGTGCGCACCGTGCGGTCGCGGTCGCGGGCGAGATACCAGGCCTTGGCCGTCTCGACGCACGCCTGCACGATGTCCTCGGGAATCGTCGCGCACTGCAGGAAGCGCGCATCCCCCGACTCGGCGGGCACCGCTTCATCCACCAGCCCGGCCTCGGCCACTACCACCACCCCCGCCGTGCGGCTCACGACGGTCTTCCACCCGTTGTTCGCCGGGGTGGCGAAGCCGCTGGCCCGGATTCGGTCGCCCGCCACCAGCAGCGGGAACCCGTTCGCGCTGTCCAGGTAGGCCTTCTGCGCCGCGCTCACCGAGACGGTGCGGCTCGCCACGTTCTCGCTGCCGACCAGGAAGCCCCCGACGTAGACCACCGTGTAGTCCGGGCTCGTGAACTCGGCCCGCGCCTGGCGCGACAACCCCCAGCCGTACCCGCGCGTGTCGGCCCACCCTTGGGCGCGGTAGATCAGGCCCGCATCGGCATCGTGGATCACCGTGCTCAGCACCGACTCGGTCTGGTAGGTGATGCTCACGACCTGGAGGACCGGGCAGCGGCTCACCATGAGGTACACGCCCCCATCGCCCACGACCCGCTCCGTGACCTGCTCGCGGAGGAACAGGCGGTTGCATCGGGCTTCGATGGCGCGGGAGGCTGCCCGGAGATAGCGCGACAACTCCTCCTGCATCCCCGAGTCGCGCGGCGCCGCCTCGCCGAGCGCGCGCACGAGGTCCTGCTGCGTCGCATAGGCGCGTTGGGCGAGGTCAGGCGTCAGCGCGACCGGGCTCATGGGGTCTTGGGGCGCTCCACGGGCTCCTGACGGCCGTCAGCATCAACGGTGACCGAATGGCCCGCGTGATACTTCCAGATCACGTCGCCCCCCTTCTCCTGCATGTCGAGCATCGCGATCCACTGCTGCGTCTCGTTGATGGCGCCATCGCAGTTGTGCAGGCTCGCCAGCAGCTTGTCCTTGGCATCGAGCAGGTGGGTCAGGCGGTCCCGCAGCAACGGGTCGAGCATGTTCCGCTTGTGTCCGAGGTCGGGCCCGTAGGTGTAGGTCTGCCGCAGCAGCGCCGAGCGCTGATGGATGAAGACCTCGCGCGCCGCCCCGCGCGGCTGGGCCCCGCGCGTGATTTCGTAGCCCTGGCCCTGGGCGAACCCGAGCAGCCACTCCATGTTCGGCTTCTGGTACGAGTACTCGCTGCCCACCACCAGGTCGACCCCATAGATGCCGATGGTCTCGAAGCGCTCCAGCAGCGCCAGTGCCAGCATGTAGACCAGCGAGGACTGCGTGTACTCGCGCCGTCGATACGCCTTCGTGTCGCGATCCTGCTCCCAGATGCCCGCCATCTGCACGTAGGCCTCGGTCGGGAAGCGGATCGCCGTCGGCATGTCGGGCTGCGGATCGGTGACGTAGACGGGGATCGGGCAGCGCTGCAGCCAGCCGACGTAGTCGGTGCCCTCGACCATGTCCTGCGTGTAGTCCTTGCGCTGGTGAATCTCGAACCACCGCGAGGCGCGCGGCATGTAGCGGTAGTGCTGGTTCAGCGACCACACCTCGTAGCTGGTGTCCTCGTAGGGCACGAGATACTTGGTCGTCTCCGCGAACCCCACCGTGCAGACCTTGCGTCGACGGCCCATGTAGACCGTCTTCGCCGGGTTGCCGTTCTGGTCGAAGAGGACATCCACTTCGCCCGGGCGCACGAGGCGGGGAGCGGGCTCAGCCGTCGCCTCCGTGAGTAGTGCCGCGACCTGGCCGTTGTCTTGGGCCTGGATGCCCAGGGTCTCTTGTTGCTCCTCAGCGCTCATGGCGCCCTCCATTCTGCGGTGAGAATTCCGTTGAGCCGATCCACGACCGGAATCGGCTTGACGTTCACGAGCGCCCCGAGGTCCTCGAACACGCCCGCCCAGTCATGGCGATACTCCTCGACCTCATACTCGCAGAGCCCCGCCGCTGCGCCACCCAGAACGAGCGGCTCCGCGAGCACCAGCGCGACGCGGGCTGCCTCGCGCAGCCGTCGGGCCACAGGCACGACGAAGTGCGGCGGCACATAGGCGAGCGCATAGCAGGAGACGATCACGTCGGCGACAGGCAGCGTGAACCCGTCCAGCAGGTCCTCTTCCCAGACATGGACCCCGGGGTCCCCTGCGAAGTGCGCCTTGGCCGCCGCGACGGCTTCGGGACTCACATCGAATCCCATCAGCCTGAGCCGGGCCCACCGATCCCGCCAGAGCCGCAGATTCGGCCCCACGTGGCAGCCGACCTCCAGCACCGTGCTGTGGTCATGGGGGAGCACGCGCGCGAGGGCCTCGGCGAGCGCCAGCCGATAGGGCGCCCGCCAGGAATTCCAGTAGTGCTCGACCCACGCACCGGGCTCGCGGGCCCTGTCATAGTCCCGGGCCCGCTGGCGCCAGTACTGGGCCGCCGCCTCCATCATCGCCGCACCACGCCCCCGCGCTTCATCGCGCGGTCAGCGGGTGGGGCGTCGAGGGCGGCGGGCGCCGTCGGGGCCTCGTCGTCGAGCCGCTCGACGAGGCCGAGGGCGAGCAACTCCTGCCCGAGGTCGTCGGGCAGGAGCGCCACTTCTCCCGCGTTGTACTGCGGGCCGGTCCGCAGACCGACCGTGCGGTTACCGAATCGCACGCGCATGGCGCGCCCGACTAGGTCGAGGAGGTCGGCACCAACCCTGAGTCGACCGGGATTTCCTCGCCGCCTCCGAAGACGAACATGGGCCGCGAGACCGCCTCGATGATGGTGCCCGAGGAGGTCGCCGCCCCGGCCTGCACCCCCAGGTTGTAGACGGCCCGCACGTAGCGCCGGGCGGGCTGGAGGTTGAACGACGCCTGCGCGATGGCGATGGTCGGGCCCGCCGCCGAGGAGCAGGTGCCGCCCAGAATCTGGTTGACCGTCGCGCCGCTCGTGCCGTAGTTGGCCCCGACCACGTCGGCCCACGGGCCCGTCGACCCGTTCGCGTCCTGCAGACGCATGTTGATGTCGGCCTTCGCCCCGGCGCCCAGGGTCATGTCCAGCGGGAGCAGGAACAGGCAGCCGCGATAGCGCCGCGACAGCTTGAAGCGGTCGATGTGCCCCGTCACCACGTCGGCCGAGGAGCCCGGGGCCGAGGTGTTGTAGCTCGACCCCTGCCCCGCCGTGGTCGGCACCGCCTTGTAGAACTTGCCGAAGTCGTTGACCGTGTATTGCATCACGCACCTCCCTCAGCGGCTTCTGTCGGGCTTGACGACAGCCCGGGCCGGGTTCAGGCCACCGCTGGGTCTGAGAGTTAGACGGTGCCGCCAGTGACCACCGCGATGGACTCGGCGCGCCGCACGCCCAGATCGGCCTCGCTGATGCAGCGCACGAGGGTCTGATCGAGCGAGAAGGCCGACTGCAGCGCCGTGCCGTCGAAGTAGGACGCCTCCATCGAGGAGTCCACGATCATATTCATGCTGTCGCCCACCAGCACGTCGTCGAAGTCGGCGAAGTACAACTCGGCCGCCCCCGCCGCGCCCGGGCAGTGGGTGGTGTAGCGGTACGGGAAGCCCCACAGCGTGCCCCGCGCCAGTTCATCGCGGAACACGTACTGCCCGGTGCCCGTGGTCAGGATCGCCAGCCGCAGGTAGTGGTTCGGCGACATGATCCAGCCGCAGCGGGTCATCGGGATGTTGTTGTTCATCAGCCGGGCCTGGGCCGCCGCCAGGTCGGCGAGGCAGTTGGCCAGGTTGGCCACCCAGGTCCCCGTCGTGGCGAACACGTTGGCCGCCGCCGCCTGACTGAGCAGCCCCTTCGGGGTGTCCGACAGCCCATCGCCGCGCAGATAGGCCAGGTTCTCGCGGGTCGAGAGCGAGCGCACGGTGTCGTTGCGCACGATGCCCTCGGGCGAGCCGATGGAGGCGTAGCGGACCAGGTCGTTGCTGATCGGCACCATCGCCGTCAGCTTCTTGTAGGTCAGCGTGACCTGCCCGGTCGCCAGTTGGCTGATCGGGATGTTGATGTTCTCCCCGATGTACGTCGCCGTCGAGCCGCTGGTGATCTTCGGAATCTTCACCGTGCCCGTGGGCATCGGGATCATCGTCGGCCCCATCGCGCGCACGACGGAGGCCGGGCGCAGGAGGTCGATGATGTCGGCGCTGATGCTCGGGGGCACCCAGACGCCGCCCGCCAGCGGATCGCCCGCCGCCATCGCCTTGGCGCGCAACTCGAACCCGGCCTTCATCTGGTCGGCCAGGTCCTTGTCGCCCCAGTCGGCGAGGACGTCGATGACGTACTCGACGGGCTTCCCGCGCATCCTGCGCGACACATCGGCGGAGACGACGCGCCCGAAGGCCGCCCCCTTCTCCCGCTGCTTCGGCTGCGGCGCGGGCGCCTGCAGCATGCTGCTACTGGCCAGGCGCGTCGCCAGGTCGCTCTGCTCCTTCTTGATCGGGTCCAGCGCCTTGCGAATGGCCTCGGCCACGACCTCCTGCAACTCCTTGCTCAGCAGGTCGCGGGTCGGGGCGAGCCGGGCGTCGATGAACTCGCTCAGTTGCTTCTCGGTCATGGCGGCCATAGGTGATCCTCCCTGTGCGCTGCGGCTTAGTCCGCGCGCCCTCGCAGCTTGTTGATCGTGGCCATCACGGTCTCGATGGCGATGGTCTTCAGGGCCTCGCGGGTCTGCGCCAGGTGGGCGCTGAATAGTCGTTCCAGCATCTCGGCGGACACCACGGTCTCTTCGCTCTGCTCCTCCAGAATCTCCAGCGTCATCTCCTCGGCAATCTCCAGCGCCAGGCGCGTGGTCGTCGAGGGCACCCCATCGGGCTCAACCACCTCCAGCCCCTTGAGCAGATCGAGCGCCTCGCGGGATTGCCCCGCCTCCAGGAGCCGCACGACCTCGGCGTGCATCGCGGGGTCGAGCCGCTGCTTCTCCCCGCTCGCGGCCTCGAAGCGCCCCTTGTGCCCGCTGCAGTGGCTGCGCGCTTCACTCGCGCTCCAGGTGTCCTTGCTGTAGCGGTAGGCCTGTTCCTGCCAGCCGCCTTCCCCCTTGGGCTTGGCGTAGATGACGCCATAGGACTTGCCGTCGTGCTCGCGGGTGCCCCGGCGGAACTTCGTGAAGCCGCCCGGGTCGGCGACCCGACAGGCGTGCTCGGAGGGGTATGGCTTCTCGACGGGCGGCGCGAGGTCCGCGTCGACCACGACCTCGGTGAGGCCCGCCGCTTCGGCTGCGGTGATCGGGGTGGTGGCGTCGAGGAAGTCCTCCAACTCGACGTAGCCGCCGGGCACCGGATGGTTCGTGCGCGTCGGGCGCCGCTTCGGGCAGGTCGTGTCCTCGCAGCCCTCGGCCGGGCACCCGCTATGCTCCTTCGGCCTGACCGCCGTCTGGCGGCGCGGGAGGTTCGCCAGGACCAGTTCCACCTGGCGGCGCGGGAGCCACATGCCGGGCTCAGGCTGCAACGAGTCGAGCAGCGCTTCGGCCCACTCGCGCATCGGCGCGGTGTCGATGCCCTTGGCCGCCGCATCAATCAGCGCCTCGGGATTGGCCGGGATGGGCACGACCGAGTACTCCAGCAGTTCGTGCTCCAGGAAGTCGATGCCCTGCCGCGCCTCGTTGAAGGCATGCTTCAGCGGGCGGAACCCCACCGAGGTGGCGTTGAGAAACCCGCCCACGAGCAACTGGTAGACCGTGTCGGCGAAGGCGTACTGCTCCTTGGTCGCGAACTGCGCCACGGAGACCAGCCCCGCGCTATCGGCGCGGATGTCGAGCGCGCGGGCGATGGGCAGCCCCACGCCCCCGGTGCCGAGCAGCCCGCCACTGCCGTACTGGTGCGCCCAGAGCACGACGGGGTTCTTGCGGTACGCATCCAGTTGCCAGCCGTTGGGGTCCACGATGTCCTGCATGCGGTCGGGCGAGCCCGTGGTGATACGGAACTTGATCTGGCGGGTGGCCTGATCCGCCCGCATCTCCGTCGCGGTATAGGCCTTGAAGACATGCTCGGGCGGCGTCATCGCCTTCCCCGCGATCAACGCCTCCCGCCACGCATCCACCGCTGTCCGTCCCATCCCCAGCGCCCGCATCGGCTCCTCCCGCGCGTGGACAAACAAAAATGCGGCGACTGAGACCGAGACCTCCGGTCCAGTCGCCGCATCCTCACCTGTTGCGGCCCAGCGCCTATCGCCGCAAGCCTACTACAGGTCCTCCCCGACCAACAGGGGATTCTGCCTGTCTAGCCCCCCTGGTCCTCCCCCTCGATCTGCTCCTTCAGGTGCTGGCGCAGCGCCCGCTGCGTGTCCATGTGGCGGGCCTGCTCCTCCGCATGCGCCGCGTGGAGCAAGGGCTCGACGAGGTCAATGCACGCCCCGATCTGGGGGGCATTCGCATCGACGACGGGCCCGGGCTTGGACTCGGCCCCGGTCACCTGAATCGGGTAGAACTTCACGTTGGAGTACTCGGGCAGGTGACAGGTGTGCTTGATGAGCGTGCAGACCCAGCCTGTGGGCTCCTGCCCATCGAGCCACTTGAAGGTGCACGGATCGCCCGGCAGCAGATGCGGTGCCTCTTTCGGCCGGGCGGCCATCTCCACGACGACCGCGCAGAGATGGGCCCACCGCTGCCCCTGCTCCCCGTAGGTAATCTCCGCCTTGTAGGGCCGCACCCACAGGCCCGCCGCCACCACCGTGTCGCCGATCCCCAGTCGTCTGGGCTCGTCCATCAGTCGAGTACCTCCACGCGGCGGCTCTCACGACGACCGCGCAACGATGGGTCCACCGCTGGCTTGAGGCCCACCACCCCGGTCTGGCGCACGAAGGTGGGGCTGACGAGCACCACGCGCACCGTGCCGTCCCGCTCCAACTTCGCCTCGATGGTGAGCCCGCGCAGTTCAGAATCGTTCCACTGCTCCCGCCGCTGCGTGAGCAGCGCCACCACCGCCGCCGCGACCGCGTCGACGCGATTCAATTCATCCCCAGGGCCAGGCTCCGCATCTCGACCACCTGCCCGTTGATGCGCACGGCATAGAGCACCATGAACGCTGGGAAGCGCCGCACCAGCGGCGGCGGCACCGTCCACGTGAGGTGGCCCGCGCGCGCGATGGCCACCTCGGGCCGCGCCGCCGTGCCGACCTTCATGGGTGCACCCGGATCACGCGCTCGGTCGAGCCGCACTTCGGACAGGGCGTGAGCGCGGTCAGCGGCAAGTACGGTGGGCGCGGGTCCAGCAGGTCGTGATTCGTGCGCAGGGTCGTCTTCCACGTCGGTCGCCCTCGACAGCCGCACGTCGCGGTCAACACCTGGGCGGTTGAGGCCATCGGGGGGATAGTACCATCTACTCGATTTCGAGCCCCACAGCGCATCGGCAATTCGGGTGGGCTGGGGGCACCATGAGCGCACGCCCCTGCGGCGTGATGAACGGCTCGCGCAGCCCCACCTTCTGGTCCTCCATGGGCTCGCACGTGTCGGCATCGAGCCGGTCGTCATCGGTCACCAGCCAGACCCGGAGCGTGCGGTCAGCGCGGAGCAGCCCCCGATCTTCCGCCTGCTGCCACAGTTCTTGTTGCCCGTGGTTGCTGGAGGCCAAGGTCTCGGTGCGCGCGATCATCTCCGTCCGGTAGCGCAACTGCGCCCGCGCGTACCGCGCCGTGCGCCG